TGATTAATAATGGTGGGATGTTCTTTAAATCATTCATTGATGATGAACACATAGAATCAGCTATACACATCGCTGATGAGCTTTTAAATGCTAACCTTGCTCTTTGTATTGATAAAGAGATTATAGGCTTTAAGGCTGAGTACACGGCTGTTATAAGCTACATGACAAAGGTTAGCGGTGAGAAAACAGAAGCAGGGATTAAAAACTCATTAAAAAACACTCAGCCTTTTAAGTCTATAGAGAAAGATAGAAACCAAGCCATAAGAAAAACACTCGATGAGATGGTTGAAAGAGGAATGCTTATACGAAGTGAGCCTCATACTGGAAAATATGTTTATGTGCTGTCTCACTAAGTAACAAATATTTAACCCGCTTAGGTGGGTTTTTTATTGTCTTTGGCTTGGTAACACTTGGTAACACGTTGGTAATAGGGTGTTACCAGCGTAAGTTATTGTTATATAATAGTAATATTATATATATATATCATTTAGTAACATTGGTAACAACATCATTATATTTTTTATTAATAACGAAAGAATGCGGCTTACAGAGGATTTACATAAAAACGTCTTACCAATGTTACCAATGTTACCAAAACACCCTCAAAGCCACGAGTACCAAGGCTTTCAGGCTGGTAATAGCTGTTACCAATGCCTTACCAAGACGGTTTATTGGTTTTTTTGTAAGTTTATTTAAAACAATTATATCTTTTTATTGACAAATGTTTTATACAAGGTACAATGAACCAACTTTTTAAGAAACACCAACGGAGAGACAAGATGAACAAATACGAATTGAAATTAAACATGATTGACGGATCAACTAAATACGACTTTAGCGGAATGACTTCAAAGACAATTGAGCAAATGAACGAGTATTACAAAAACATCATTGAAAAAGCAAAACAAGGGAATAGAGTTTTTGAATCTTACAAAAATGTTTTAAGTGTGGAAGTAAACTAATGGATGATCTTATAAAAATAAGCATAAAAGAAAATTTAAAACAATCTCGTGAAAATTACGATAGAGCAATAAGAACTTACAGTTCTTTAAGTAATAAAGAATCAAATTACGCAAAAATTATTAAAAATTATGCAGAAATCTTAAATAAGATAGTTTTTATTTGGGAAGATGCAGAAAAAAGCCATCGAAACAACCAAGTTTGAGAGTTGAATTCCGACAAGCGCTGGCTTAGTTATTATACTTTAACCAGTAAAAGTAAAATATAAATTTTTATAGGGTATTTATGAAGCACTACACAATAAAAAAAGACGGACAACTAATTAACCAATTCGCAAGCGCAAAGGCAATCATGAAGCACACGGGATCAAAAAATATTATAGAGGCGTTATATGCTTTAAGAGAAGATGGGTATGTAGTTAAGGAGGTTAAGAAATGAAAACATTTAATGCAATTTATGTTGATGATGAAGGTAAAGACATAGAACTAGAAATATCATACGCAATTTCACGCTATAGACCAGCTACATGGAACGATCCCTCCGAAGGTGGTGAGATAGAAGAGTGTGAGATTAAAACAGTACCAGAGTCGTTATTGGCGGAAATTGATAGTGACGAGTTTAGGGGATTGGTAGAGGAGTGGGTGTGGTATGATTATAATAATTGTAAAGATGATGGGAGTTGGAGATGAAAGACGAAATAGAAATAATTATGTATTGTTTAGGTGGAATGATTGTTTGTGTAGTACTTGCAATTGTTTTTAAGGTGTAAAAGATGATAGACTTAAAAGATTATAGCCTGCTTGATTTGCAAGAAAAGTGGAACGAAGTTGATGATAATTTGCAGCATACAATGGATCAGATAAATGAAAGGCAGCTAGAACAAGATGTTGATAAGGATTGGCTTTATAGAGCAAAAGCAGCAAGGCGATATCTGACGAAAGATAAAAGAGCTATTGAGCTTGAAATAGCACGAAAGACGCAAGAACAGAAAGAAAACAATATAAGAAGAAGCAAAGAATTAATAGAAGACGCTGAAAATAGAAGGATAATAAACATAGAAAGAAACGATAGAACTTTTATTCATATTTGTAAGATGCGTTTAGATGGTGAGGTTTTTAAGTCTTTGTATAATGAGTTTAGAGAGATTATAGAATTAGATATTGACTAATGCATTTAGATATGATCTAATACATTCAAACCTTCACTCTCTCCCAGTGTTATGATGCGTTTTAGGCCGCTTAGACGTAAAAAATCGAAGGTGGCCTTTTTTTTGAGAAAAATATGAAAAGTGTTGAAGTGAAATTAGACAGCGGAAAAAAAGTACTATTGACTTTTAGTGACGAAGTTGGTTATTCTGATACAATAGCTCGATGTTTTAGGGCTGAACAAATAAATAAACGGCAGCATTTACTTGATATTATTGAAGGATGCCAGAAGGAATTGGAAGTGATTTATGAGCATGATGAAAAATAAACCAAAGATTTATAAGCAAGATGGTTGGTGGGTTTGTACTTGTGGGAAGATATTAGGTGCAGGGTTAACAGCTAAACACGCTTACAATAATTGGCGCAATCAGACACACTTATGTTAGAAAACGCTAATATAAACAAATACTAATATGGCCGCAAGAATTAGCAAGACATTAACAGAGGAATGGAAGCAGAAAATTCAAGCTTCTAACCTAATTACGCACCTAGGGAAGTGCGCTGTTGGTGAGATTGAAATGACAAGTCAACAAATTAAGGCCGCCGAAATCCTGCTCAAAAAAGTTATGCCAGACCTTAAAAGCGTTGATATGGCGGCAAATGTAAATAGTAGCGTTATTCTTACCTTGAGTAAGACTGATGCAGAGCTTTAAACTAACCACAAAACAAGAAGAAGCAAATAAACTATTAGCAAGCCTTGCAATGTATGTAATGCTCTTTGGAGGATCAAGGAGCGGAAAGACATTTCTTTTAGTTCGTGCTGTTTGTACCAGGGCATTAAAAGCAAACAATAGCCGACACGCAATACTCAGATTCAGACTTAACGCTATCAAAAATAGTATCGTTCTTGATACATTCCCAAAGGTAATGCGCTTGTGCTTTCCTGGCGTTACTTATGCGCTAAACAAGACTGATCTATATGCAACCTTAGAGAATGGATCAGAAATTTGGTTTGCAGGTTTAGACGACAAGGAACGTACAGAAAAGATCCTTGGCATGGAGTTCATAACCATGTACTTCAACGAATGTTCTCAGATACCATATAATTCAATTGAAACGGCTATTACCCGTCTCGCTCAAAAGGCCAATCAGCAAGCCATTGACAACATACCAGAGCAGCCATTAAAGCCAAAGCTTTACTTTGACTGTAATCCACCATCAAAAGCGCACTGGTCATATAAATTATTTAGGGAAAAGCGCAATCCTGATACCAAGCAAGGATTAGATAATCCTGATAACTTTGCTTCAATGCAGATTAACCCGTTAGATAATACCGCAAACCTTGCGGATAATTACCTTGATACATTGAAAGGAATGTCAAGCAGAGCGCGAAAACGCTTTCTTGATGGTGAATTTGCAGATGCAACACCTAATCAGCTATTCCCCGAGGAACATATAGACAAATGGCGCGTTACTGACGGTGTTTTGCCTGATATGGTAAGGGTTGTTATTGCTGTTGATCCTTCTGGGGCTGATGATGCAGATAATGCGGATAATGATGCGATTGGGATATGTGTTGCTGGCCTTGGTACAGATGGAAATGTTTACCTTGGACCAGATCTAACTTGTAAAGCTGGCCCAGCCACATGGGGAAAGATTGCGACTGACGCTTATGACAGGCATGAAGCCGATGCTATAGTTGGTGAGACAAACTTTGGCGGCGCAATGGTAGCGCATGTTATTAAGACATGCAGACCACGAACAAACTTTATAAAAGTAACGGCAAGTAGAGGGAAAGCGCAAAGAGCTGAGCCTTTTAGTGCATTATACGAACAAGGAAAGATAAGGCACGTTGGTTATTTACATGAATTAGAAGATGAGCTTGCAGCCTTCTCAACATACGGTTATACTGGCGAACATTCACCGAATAGAGCTGATGCAGCAATATGGGCGTTAGCCGCTTTATTCCCTCAGGTAGTTAAACCTAGGAGAGAGGTGAAAAAAGACACAACAAACTATAGATCGGCTTCTGGCCTTTCATCTTGGATGGGTAATTGATGGCTGAATACGACGAACAAAGCGAAGATAAGGACAAAGATACCCTATCAATAATGCGCAAGCGCTTGCAAAGCGCAATTGCAGCCTATAGTGATTCAAGAGAGGATGAATTAGATGACCTCAAATTTAAAGCTGGTTCGCCTGATAACAACTGGCAATGGCCCGCGGACGTACTCGCGACTCGTGGAAGCGTACAAGGACAAACAATTAATGCGCGCCCATGCCTTACTATTAACAAATTACCCCAGCATGTCCTTCAGGTCACTAATGACCAAAGGCAAAACAGACCCGCAGGAAAAGTAATACCTGTCGATGATAAGGCCGATATTGAAGTCGCTAAGATTTTTGATGGCATTGTTCGACATATTGAATACATCAGCGATGCTGATGTGGCGTATGATACAGCTTGCGATAATCAAGTGACGTATGGAGAGGGGTACTTTAGAATACTGACTGATTATGTAGACGAAAAGTCTTTCGATCAGGACATTCGTATAGCTCGTATTCGCAATTCGTTCAGTGTCTACATGGATCCATTGATGCAAGATCCATGTGGGGCTGATGCTGAATGGTGCATTATAGAGACAGAACTATCGAAAGAAGAATATGAAAACACCTACCCTGATGCATCCCCTATTTCAACCATACAAGCGCAAGGCGTAGGCGATGAAAGCTTGGCTGCTTGGATTAATGCAGAAACTGTCAGAATTGCTGAATACTTTTATGTCGAGCACGAATCCAAGACTTTAAACTCATATCCTGATGGAACAGTTGCATTAAGCGATTCACCAGAAGCAAATCAGCTTAAACAATACGGCCTTAAACCTAACAAGACACGAAAGGTTGACGTTAAGAAGATCTGTTGGGTAAAGACCAATGGCTATGAAATATTAGAAAAGAGTGATTGGGCTGGTAAATGGATTCCTGTTATTCGTGTGGTTGGCAATGAGTTTGAGGTAGAAGGAAGGTTGTATTTGTCAGGCCTTGTCCGCAATGCAAAAGACGCGCAGCGCATGTATAACTATTGGGTGTCTCAAGAGGCTGAAATGTTAGCGCTTGCACCTAAAGCGCCTTTCGTTGGTTATAGTGGTCAGTTCGAAGGCTACGAGCAGCAGTGGAAGCGCGCCAACGTAGACAACTATCCATACCTTGAAGTTAACGCAGACGCTACAGACGGCATGGGCTCACCATTGCCACTCCCTCAACGCGCAATGCCTCCACAAGCCTCTTCTGGTGTATTACAGGCGAAAGCTGGCGCAGCAGACGACATAAAATCAGCGACAGGACAGTACGATGCTTCATTGGGAATGGCTGGTAACGAAAAAAGCGGCAAAGCTATCCTTGCTAGAGAACGCCAATCAGACATTGGAACTTACCATTATGTCGATAACCTTGCTCGTGCTGTACGCCATTGCACGCGGCAAATAGTTGATCTTATCCCTAAGATTTACGACACGCAGCGCGTAGCGCGTATCATTGGGATGGATGGAGAGACAGAGCAGGTAGAGGTTAATCCTAATCAAGATCAGCCAGTCAATACCATAAAGGATGAGAATGGAGCGGTAATTAAGAAGATTTATAACCTAGGTATTGGAACGTACGATGTTTGCGTAACTACCGGCCCTTCATACATGACCAAACGCCAAGAATCACTAGAAGCTATGGCACAGCTATTACAAGGGAATCCACAGTTATGGGCTGTTGCTGGGGACTTGTTTATCAAGAACATGGATTGGCCTGGGGCTGATGAAATGGCAGAGCGGTTTAGAAAAACAATTGATCCTAAGCTATTGAGCGATGATGACGCAGCACCAGAAGTAGTGGCATTAAAGCAGCAACTTGAGCAAATGAGTCAAGAGCTTGACCAAACCCACGAGATGTTAAAACAGGCGGATCAGTCTATCGAAGCCAAAGAAATGCAGAACAAGCATTACGAGACCGATATTAAGGCATATCAGGCGGAAACTCAGCGGTTGAGTATGTTAGCAAGCTTCCAAGCGGATCAAGCCCCTAACATCAAGCAAGAGGTTTTAGCGGCTATGCAGGAGTTATTGGCTGGTAAGTCTACAATGGAGCAGGAAGAACCTGTGCAATTAGAACAAGGTGAGCAAGAACAAATTCAACAACCAATTAACCAAGGCGCAATACAATGACATCAATAGTAAAAGTACAAAAGCATCAAGACCACGTTGCTATTAAGGTTAAATTTAAAAACCCACAAACAGGCGATATAATGAGAGAAGAAATTATATCCGACACTGTAGAGAGGTCGTTTGTTATTTTTGACACCCAGTCACTAGAGATAGAAGAAATCCAGCAAATAAATAAATGACAAATGTAGTTAAGTTTAATGGCTATACAACGGTTGATATTGAACCAGACAGTGTTCTCGATGGTGCAAAAGGTGCATTATCAACCGTTATTGTTATTGGTCATAACAAACATGATGACACATCATATATCGCAGCATCAACAGCTGATAAAAAAAGGCTTTTATGGATGATAGAGCAATTTAAATATAAATTATTTAATGGGGATTTTGATTAATGAAAGTAAATGAATTTATAGGGTTGCTATTTCTTGCAAGAGACTACGCCCACGGCGCACACCTAAGTACCAAGAGCTTTGCCGCGCACATGGCTTTAGGATCGTTCTATAGTGATATTGTTGGGCTAGCTGATGGTTTTGCAGAAGCATACCAAGGGCGTCATGGCTTGATTGGTGCAATACCCTTGCAGTCTGTAAAGAAAACAGCAGATCCCGTTGAATTCCTGCAAAATCAGCTTGACGAGATAGAGAAATTCAGGTATTTAATAGTAAAAAAAGAAGATAGTGCTTTACAAAACCTAATTGATGGTATAATAGAGTTATATCTTTCTACTATCTATAAGCTTAAGTTTTTATCTTAATAACAATTGTTATGTTATAACATAACACAGGAACAATAATGGGCTTAAAACAAACTACCTCATGCCTTGGCTATCAGCAAATAACGGACGCTTCTACAGCCG